CAAGGATTTTGGGCTTTATAGTGTCCATAGTAGCCCCATAACACCAAAAGAGCGTTACTATAGGCTCATTTTTTGGCAATTATGTATAATCGGTTGTAGTAGCCCTAAACCGTCCCCAAACTGTCCCCCCCTGTATTAACGTAGATGTGTTAATAAACAACATAAAACATCAATTTGTTTTAATAACGTAGATTAGTTATTATGTAGAAGTTGAAGCAAATAAAACGGGAGATGATTAATATGGATGATATTACACTATTTATGGAATTAATACAGAAAGAGAGAGCAGACAATCTAAAGATAAGGTATAAAGGTAATATAGCTCTGCTTATGGACAAATTAAAGAGCATGGTTACTATGGATGACCTAAAGAGTCCAAAAGTGTCTAATATGGACATTAATGACGTTAACGGGGTTGTTAAGTATGCTATTTACCATAATTAAGGAGGATGTAAGTAAAATGGATGATATATTTATTTAAACTGAGTAACACATTAACACGCGCGCGATTGACATAATGCGTAGTTTTAAGTAATAATACATATATGGTAAGTACTTACGATGAAAAAAAATACAATAAAGTATTAAACCTGATATCAGAAGGAAACTCCGTTCTCACTATTGGTAAAATAGCCGGACTTCCTTCTCATTCAACTATTCATAAACGAATACGAACTGATGAAGAATTCGCAACAAACTATAGAGAAGCTAAAGAAATAGGTCTAAAAATCATGGCTGATGAGATTCAAGAATTATCAGATAGAATGCTTGAAGACACTCATAATGGTGTCGAAGTTCAGAAGTTAAAACTAATGATAGACTCAAGAAAATGGCTACTCGCTAAACTTGTACCTAAGAAGTATGGGGATAGAGTTGATCTCAATCACGGAGGTCAAGACGGTAACCCTCTTATAACTAAAGTTGAACGTGTTATTATTGACAATATAAAGAAAGATACTCTTCCGGACTTCTCTTGATGAGTAGAACCCTTCGGATTGATACTCCTAGGTGGGCTCTCCCTTTGCATGATACAAAGGCAAGATATAAAGGAGCGCACGGTGGAAGGGGGAGTGGTAAATCTCATGAACGTGCTGAAGCACTCATAGAACGTTGTATTATCGCCCCTACTAATGCTGTATGTCTTAGAGAGGTTCAAAAATCACTAAATCAATCCGTAAAGAAACTTCTAGAAATAAAGATAGAAGCACTTGGTGTAGGGCATTTGTTTGAAGTTCAACGTGATCGAATCATGGGTGTTAATGGGTCGCTCATACAGTTCCAAGGTCTACAACAACACACTGCTGATAGTATTAAATCCCTTGAGGGTATTGACATAGCATGGATAGAAGAAGCGCAAAGCATTAGTCAACGATCATTAGATATACTACGTCCTACTATTAGGAAGCCTGACTCTGAGATATGGGCAACATGGAATCCTAACCTACCTACAGATCCTATTGAATTTCTAAGAAATGATCCACCCACTAGCTGTGTAGTTGTTGAGGTTAATTATATGGATAACCCTTGGCTTCCTGATATACTTCTCACTGAACTTGAATACGATAGGAAACGTGATATTGATAAGTTCAATCATATATGGTTAGGGCAATATCTACAGAACAGTGAGGCTAGAGTCTTTAAAAACTGGAGAGTTGAGGAGTTCGAATCGCCTTCGGATACATTGTTCAAACAAGGTGCTGATTGGGGGTTTGCTATTGATCCTACGGTATTGATACGATGTTACACGTCAGGTAAGAAACTATACATAGACTATGAAGCTCACCAACATCATTGTGATATTGTTGATATACCTTCTCTTTTCTCAACTGTTCCTGACTCAGAGTTATACCCGATAGTAGGGGACTCGTCACGACCTGAGACAATATCTCATTTAAGGCAGAACGGATACCCTCGTATATTCCCATCATCAAAAGGTAAAGGTTCTGTAGAAGATGGTATAGAATGGTTAAAGTCCTTCGATATAATTGTACATCCAAGGTGTACCTATACGATTGATGAATTAACTAACTACTGTTATAAAATAGATGAAATGACAGGACAAGTAACAGGTAAATTAAAAGATGATAATAACCATGTTATTGATGCATTAAGGTACGCATGTGAGGCTGCAAGAAAGAAAGATAAGGTAACTCAAGTACATGTTACTCCAATACCTATAAGGAACCGGTGGTAGAAATGATAAATCAAACAGAAAAAATGAAAGAGGTATTGAAAGAAGCAAGAGAGGAATTTTCACGAATTTACTCTGCACAACAAGAAGTAAGACAGGAATGCCTTGAAGATAGGCGTTTCTACTCTATAGCTGGTGCGCAGTGGGAAGGGAAGTTAGGTGAGCAATTCAGTGAGAAACCTAAGTTCGAGATGAACAAGATACATTTATCGGTTATACGTATCATAAGTGAGTATCGAAATAATAGAATTGATGTTAAATTTATATCTAAAACCGGTGAAGAAAGTGATAAATTAGCGGACACATGTGCGGGACTTTATAGGTCAGATGAACAAGACTCAAGTTCAGAAGAAGCACGTGACAACGCTTTTGAAGAAGCAGTCGGGGGAGGAATAGGGGCATGGAGGTTAAGAGCTGAGTATGAAGACGAGTATGACCCTGAGAATGAGAAGCAACGTATAAGAATTGAACCTATATACGATGCTGATACTTCTGTATATTTCGATCTAGATGCTAAGAAGTATGATAAATCAGATGCACGATTGTGCTTCATTCTTTACTCTATGACTCCTGAGTCTTTTAAGAAAGAGTATGGAGAAGACCCTACTTCCTGGCCTAAGGCTATATCAAATTGCAATGGTTTTGATTGGGCATCCCCTAATGTAGTCTTCATCGCTGAGTTGTATAAAGTTGAGGAAAAAAACGATAAGATTTTGATATACAAGACTATAGACGGTGTTGAAATGACTTATAGTAAAAAAGATTTTGATGAAGATGACAAACTTGAAGAGACTTTAAACTCAGTAGGTACTGTATTTGAGAGGGAAAGGGTAGTAAAAACAAAACGAATTAGAAAGTATTTAATGTCAGGAAATAGTATTTTAAAAGATTATGGGTACATAGCTGGTAGAAATATACCTATCATACCTGTTTACGGAAAAAGATGGTTCATTGAAAATATTGAAAGATGTATGGGACATGTTCGTCTAGCCAAGGACGCTCAACGTCTTAAGAATATGCAAACGTCTAAACTTGCTGAAATATCCGCTCTATCTACTGTAGAAAAACCGATAGTAACTCCCACACAGATTAACGGTCATCAGAAAATGTGGTCAGATGATAATATTGTAAATAACCCTTACTTACTCATTAACCCTATGATGGACAAAGACGGTATGGAGTTGCCCGCTGGTCCTTTAGCATATACACGAGTTCCCACTATCCCCCCTGCAATGGCTGCACTACTTCAGTTAACAGACATAGATATGAAAGAGATATTAGGAAATCAACAAGCTGGTGAAGAGATTAGGTCTAATATCTCTGGAAAAGCAGTTGGACTCATACAGGAAAGCATAGGAATGCAGACGGCTATTTACATGACAAACATGGGTAAGTCTACTAAAAGAGCGGGAGAGGTATGGTTATCAATGGCTCAAGACATCTTTGTTGAATCTAAACGTAAGATGAAAGTCATCGGTACTCAGGGTCAAATTGATTCCATTGAATTAATGCAACCTGTACTCAATGATAAGACAGGAGAGACTGAAAACCATAATGACTTAAGTAAAGCAATATTCGACGTTACGAGTGAGGTCGGTCCGACTTCTACTTCTAAGAGAAATTCAATGGTTGAGTCTATCATGTCTATGTTACAAGTAACACAAGATCCTGAAGATATTAGAGTGTTAACTTCCATGATATTGATGAATATGGAAGGAGAAGGATTAGAAGATTCAAGGAAATATTATCGAGATAGGTTGATAAAACAAGGAGTTATTAAGCCTAGTAAGCAAGAAGCTAAAGATTTAGAGGAAGAGTTAGAGAACACACCTCCTAACCCTAATGACGAGTATTTAGCTGCTGCTGCAAGATCTGAGGACGCTAAAGCGGCAAAGTCTCGTACTGAGACAATGCTTGATATAGCTAAGATAGAAAAAACCCACGCAGAAACTGATAAAGTTAAGTCAGATACAATGGAGACATTATCAGCTATAGATGCAACAGAAGAAAGACACGCAATCGATGCCATGGGTGCATTAGAAAATTTCGAGTCAAAACCACCAGAACTTTAAGTTTTGAGTAAAAAGGAGTATAATGATGACAAAGGTAGAAGAAACTGTAGAGGAATTAATTGAAGATCAGGGAGAATTACTAACATCGGATGAACCCGAAGAAAGTAAACTCAGCGATACCGAACCTAATGACGACAACAGTGCAACCGGTGAAGACAATAAGTTGGAAGATCCTGAAGAGGGTCAAGAAGATGAAGTAGTCATATCCATCGGCGAGGAAACACCACCTCAAGAAAGTAAAGAGGCCCCGGAATGGGTCAAGAATTTACGAAAAAAAGATAGAGAAAAAACAAGACAAATAAAAGAGTTAGAAAGAAAGTTGAATGAAAAGGATAACACCGGTTCAGAGTTAAAAATTCCTGAACTAGGAGTAAAACCTAAAATTGAAGACTTCGATTATGACTCTGAAAAGTATGAAACAGGTTTAAGTGACTGGTTTGAAAATAAAGCTATAGTAGACAAAGAAAACGCCAAACAAAAGGAAGCAAAAGACGCTAGCCTTAAGGAATGGGAAAATCAACAATCTACATACCATAAAGTTAAAACAGAGCTTAAAGTTAAGGATTACGATGAGGCTGAATTTACTGTTCAAGATGTTTTATCCCGTACTCAACAGGGTGTGATAATAACAGGAGCAGATAAACCAGCCCATGTTATATATGCGCTCGGTAAGAATCCGAAGAAATTGAAAGAAATATCTCAGATAAAAGATCCAGTTAAATTTATATTTGCTGTTTCAAAATTGGAGACACAATTGAAAGTATCGACTAAACGTAAACCTAGTACTAGTCCCGAAGGTGTTGTCAAAGGTACATCATCTGGTACATCGGCTATAGGGGCAACTTTAGATGGTTTAAGAAAAGAAGCTACTGCTTCTGGAGATTATTCAAAAGTGATAGCGTATAAGAATAAAGTAAAGTAAAATAAAATAAAACAAAAATTAAGGAGTATTTACGATGGCTAATAATTTTAATAAAGAAGAACGTGTAGCATTTGAGGAAATCATTGAAGGTTTTCAGGATGCATTAGTATTATCAAAAAATGTAAATGTGCATAAAACAGATGCTCAGTCAATGGAGAGATCAAACAATACTGTTTGGAGACCTATGCCTTATATTGCTCAGTCATTCGATGGTACTGACCAAACAGCTAATTTCGGGGATGTTACTCAACTTTCTGTTCCGTCACAAATAAATGTTACAAAATCATCTCCATGGGTAATGACAGCTAATGAGTTAAATGATTCATTACAAGAAGGTAACTTGGGTAAAGCTGCAAGACAAAAACTAGCATCTGATATCAATGTATCTGTTATGAACACTGCAGCTAATCAAGGAACATTAGTTGTTGCTAGAGCTACTGCTGCTTCTGGTTTTGATGATGTTGCTGAATGTGAAGCAATCATGAATGAACAAGGTATTGATGGGTTCGATCGTTATTTAGCTCTTTCTACAAGAGACTATAACGGAATGGCTGATAACTTAGCTTCACGTACTTTAGGTAATAGTAATAAGTCTTTAACCGCTTATGAAAAAGCTAGCATCGGTGAAATTGCTAGTTTTGATACTTTTAAATTAGATTATGCTAATCAATTAGCTGCAGCTACTGCTACAACTGTATCTGTTACTGCTGCTAGTCAATTCTATACTCCTGCAGCAACTTCAACAGCTGCTACGGGTGAATCTTCTAACGTTGATAATCGATACCAAACTATTGGCTTAACTGTAGGTGGAGGAGCTGTAGCTGTTGGAGATTGTTTCACAATTGTTGGTGTTAATGCTGTTCATCATATAACTAAAGCATCAACAGGAGAACTTAAAACTTTCAGAATCATTTCTGATGTTTCAGGAGCCGGTGGGACAGGGAATTATCAAATAAGTCCTCCAATTATTTCTAATGAAGGTGCAACTGATGCTGAAGCACAGTATAAAAATGTTACAGCTACTCCTGCTATAGGGGCTTTGTTAGTGTTTTTGAATACTACAGCAGCACGTATCAACCCATTTTGGAAGAAAAACGCAATCGAACTTTTACCAGGAAGATTTGCTGTTCCATCTGATGCCGGTGCAAATGTATTGAGAGCGAGCACTGACCAAGGGTTAGAACTTGTTATGCAGAAACAATACGATATTAACACCATGAAGACTAAATACCGTATTGATACATTTTATGGAACTGTAATGCTTAATCCTGAAATGTGTGGAATTGAGTTATTCGGACAAGTTTAATAACTATAAAAATGAGTGGGGTTTAAACGCCCCACTCTCAAATATCAAGGAGAAGGTAGATGAATATTATTTATTCCGGTGGTTCGTCAGACATCACAGTCCCAGAAGGACAGAAAATTGCGATTACATGTGAGAACAGTACAGGAGTAGTACATTATTCTACCTTCCCTGCTTCTCCTTATAAATATTATGAACAAACTAGGGTAACTGATAGTGCCGTAGAGCTTGGAACGTTCCCAGGAGA